CCTTTATATTCTTTAGATGTAGATATAAAACCTTTTTCTGTAATAATATCGCCAAGTTTTGCATTTAAAATATCTGGATTTCGTGTTCCACGATATACAGTAGTATTTTTTGTAATAACACTTCGTTGAATAGCACGCTTTAATTGAGCAACGGGAAATTCTTTAGCATATTTTTCAGCAAGACTGCCTACTGGAAACCCTCTTAAAATATTTTGAATACTTGTTCTAGCAGTAAAATCTTTACTAACATATCTGGTTAAAGCATCAAATTCTTCTTTTGGCATTTTTTCAACAACGCCAAATGAACCAATTTCTGCACCTGGTGTAAGTTCTGGTTTTTGTCCTAAACGACCAGGGCGACCTGATGGAGTTTCTAAATAATTTTCTGTAGAGTGAATTGTAAAGCCAGTTGAATAACGAGCAGCAACAGATGGTGATGCTGATGTAGCCAACACTCTTGCTTCATCTAATTTAAATGCAGCCTCTGGGCTGCCATGATAAAGCGTTACTGACTCTAAATCTGCTAATACACCGCGAAGGGTACGAAGTTCATCTTCTACTGTAAGTGGCCCTACACCTACACCAGTTGATGGTCCTAAACGAAGACGAAATGTATCATTTTCTATATCTCTAATGCGAGTAGACACAGCCTTAGCAAGTTGCTTACGGCTCATATCTATAGCACGAAGTTTATCTACCTCTGATTGAAAGGCATATTCAAGAGCACGAATATCATCAACTTTGCCAGTAGCAACATTTACTTGGTCAATTAACCTATTAAAACCAACTTTGCGGTTATTAAAGAAACGCCTAACTGCTTCTGGTCCACCTGCTGCAACCATTGCTGGTAGAGCAAAACCTTTAGCCAACATAGATAATTGTGCTTCAGTAATATTACGCACAGTATAACCAAGGCGCATAAGTACTGATGTTTTAAAAATATCATTAATGGTTGAAAGAGCAGACAAACCTTTTTGGGTTCTTAGGGTTAAATCTTCTACGCCTAATCCATCTAAAATTCCTGGCAATACACGCTCATGGGAATCAATCGCATATTTTAATTTTCTTAAATCTGCAATAATTACTATGTTTGCTGATTCTCTTTGTAATACTGGAGCAATAGCGTTTACAACTTGACCATTTTCCATATAGGAAACAAAGCCTTGGTCGCGGTGTTGTTTAATTCTTGAAGCCCTACGGTAATCAAAAATAGCATATAATTTATTTATATTATCTGCACTATAATTTGGGAACAATGTAGATAATGCAGCCTTTTCAGCCTGTTGAATAATTGCGTTACGCTCACCAGTAGAAACTGCTGCTAAGTATCTATCGGCAAAACCTGATGCTTGAGCACCAAAGCGACCTTTAGATAATTCATTAGCCTCACGCAAGAAAGCGTTAAACTCTATATAAGAATCACCATTATGTACATTAAATACACCGCTTGGTAATTCTTTAGTAAAAAAGTTAACAACTTTAATTATTGGATGAAGGCTAGTTTTTTGAAAGGTTATACTATCTGCTTCAGCAAATGTGGCTTGAGCCTCTTTCTTTGACTTTGCAGCAAGTTTACCTTCCCAAGGTCCACGACTAAATCCATATTTTAATTGTCCGCCAGTGCGAACTTCAGCCAAAGCAGTTGCAAATCTTTGGTCGTATGAGTCACTTGTTTCATCTATTAATTTTGAAATATAACCACCAGTAGTACGATTATATTCTGGTGATGTAATTAAATCTCCGTCTGTTTTACCTTCAAGAAATTGGCGGTGTGGATGTGGTACATCATTTAATGCATCCATCATAAGGGCTGTTTCTTCATCTTTTGCACTAATCTTTGAAATAGCCTTTGTATCACGATACATAACAGCACGGAAAGTATCTATAACTTCTTCTTGACTTCCAGCCCTACCAAACAAATATGCCATAGCATCTGGATTAGTTACTTTTTTCTTTTTCCAGTACTTATATTGTTCACGGGCGGTACTTGTAGCAAGAAAATCAATATCGGCAAGTGCTTCACCTTTGCCATCTAATGCTTGAATTAAAATATTATCAAGTTTTTCTTCTGTCATAGCAAACTTACCAAATACAGCACGGGCTGTTTTGCCCTGTATTTGGTCGAGCATTGGAGCCTTTGCAGCAATTACTGCACCTTTACCTAAGAAACCAGCAAAGGTTAATGGGTCAATAATTGTTGATGCTACTAAATCACCAATACCAGATAAAAACTTTCCTGTATATTGGTCACGAAATGCTGTATCTCTGTCCTCTTGATTAAAGACATCAAAGCCAGCAGATAAAAATTTAAAGTTATTATCAGTCCAGTTTTGAAACCAACCACTTCTATCGCCAGAAGTGCGCCCTGGAGAAAGAACAGATAAACCAGCCTGCATTAAAGAAATGTTTTCTTTTTCGCGCTCTACACGAAGTGTGTAATCTGTATAAGATTCACCTGGAGCCTTGAACTTGTTATACATAAATGGTTGTTCAAGGATAGTTTCAACACCTTCACGGCGTACTTTTCCACCAAGTTCGTATGAAGCCTGACCAGCAGCAAGTAAGCCACCAACTGCAGCACGAACTGGAGTTGTTGCTACCTTAACTGTGTTCTTTACAAAGTTAACACCATCTACATACCAAGGGTCATCGTTACTACCAGAGGTTGCTAAATCTTTAAATAAGCCTGGCACTCCTGTAAAATCTACAGCAGACTTTGCCATCTTACCAAGGTTGTCAAACCAAGTCACTGTATACCCTCTACTTGGCTACGAATATAACGATACCAATTACGCATTGCATTTGATGCTTGTGGGCTTTCAGCAATCTTGGCATAAAATGGTAGATATGCTGCTAACTGTGCAACATCTTGACTGTTTTGTGCACGAAGCATGGCAGGTGCTGCCATAACTTCTTCACCTGCATTTGGTCCCATAACTCCACCAGTATCAACACCTTCTTCTGGGTATTGAGTAAAAGCGTTAAGAGGAACTATTCCAGTTGTATCAATTTTAGGTTCTATTGTTGTAGTTTTAATTTTTGCAGAAACTGCAGGATTTTGTCCTGACATTGGGGCAGTTGTTTGCATATCATAAAAATCTTGTGCGTTATCTATACCTGCAGCGTATCTTGCGGGTTGTCCGTTAGTTCCTGCACCGCCTGTTGCAGATACTTTAAAGTTTTCTTCTTTTGCTAGTGCCATTATTACCTTTCGCTATATGAGCGCTTAAAATGTTATGAGCAGTTTTAAAACTTACTCAGGTTTATTAATTACTTATTGCGTGAACCGCGAGTTCCGCTTGGATTGCTTGAGAAATATGTCTTGCCACCCTTTGATGATGCTTTCTTTGCCATCATAGGTTTTTGTGTTGGAGCCTTGCCTGCTGAACCTTGGTTCTTAGGCTTCTTTCCTCCTGCTAGGGATTTCTTCATGTGTCACCTCCTTACGCAACTGGTAGTCGTCTAACGAGAGAAGCCTGAAGATTAGGTTCTCCTCTTTGTGTCAAACTTGCTAAAAGCGACTGAACATCTGGGCGACCACCTGGTGCAATTTGTCCTGGAGCCACACCTTGCATACGACCAGTTTCACTTAGTCCCAGTGGAAGTTGCCCCTCACCTGGGGGGACCGCACCTGCCTGCCCAACAAGTTCGGGACTTACACCTTCAGGGGTCATCATCGCGCCAGGTGGGGGATTCTGTGGTTGAAACGCCTCAGATACTGCTTGTTCAATAGGCGTACCCTTTTGGCGTTGATTAATGACAGTTGATAATTTATACAAAATGTCTGAAGGATTTTGTCCTTGGGATGCAAGTGCTGGAATTGCTTGAGCATAAGAGGCAATAGCCTGCTTCATTGCATCACGCAAATCTTCTGTATCAACTTTTTCTTCTTCTTGTGTTGCGTTAAATGAAAACGGCATTTGACGGCGTAAGAAGTCACGAGATATAAGTTTATCTCCACGAGCCTGTAAGCCGAACACTAATGCACGGTTTGGGTCAAGTCCCGCCATAAGTCCATATTGAACATCTACGGTGTAGTCTTTATCAATATCACGACTTGGCTTGTATTTAATTGCGTATGGAACTCCATTGCGTACACCGCGTAGAGTCTTTTCCATATTGTCAAAAACTTTTTCGTCTACTTTAAGTGCAAGAGAAACTAACTCAACAAATGCACGAGCAAACATTGCGTGGGCTGCTTTGATTTGTGTATCAAATCCACCCATAAGTGCCTGCACACCACGACCTGTAACGATTGATGCATCAATGTTTCCTGTGCGTGATTCAGGATAACGGCTACCTAAACGAAGTTCTCCTTCAAGTACCTGCTGTTGAGCAAAAGCACCTGGTGGTATATCAATAGATAATCTACGAACATCTGAAGGTCGTTCAGTTCTAATAACAGCGTCTGGTCCAAGGGCTATCTCGCTTACATCTCTAGGGGCTACGAGTGGTGCTTGAACTGCTTTAGTTGCAGCCTCAAGCGAAAGTAATGCATAACGAGCCTTAGCAACTTGAATTGCTAGTACATCGTCAAATTGTCCTCTTGCTTCAGAGTCAATAGATGGTCGTTGAACAATACGAACCATGACCTCACCAATAGGATTTGGTGCTTTATCTATGACTATGTTGTTTCTTTGAGGAACAAATAGAATATCTTGGTCTTTGTCGTGATAACGAATAATTTCCAACATTGAGTTGGTTGAATCTTTATCATACAAAAGATGAGCATATTCTGGATATGAAGCCATTAAGTCAGCCAGAGGCTTCTTAATTCTTTGATACATACCATGGACTTTGCCAAAGCGGTCAACGATTGGATAGCAACCATAAGAATCTAAGAAACGGATTCTTGGCATGTTGTTATCTAAGTCAACCTCAACCTGTGCTGGTACAAAACCATAAGATACATAACGGTCAGCAGCAGTAAACATCTGAGTTTGTAAATCAGAGAAGTCAACAATTCCGTTTACAATCTCTTCGCGCTTATCAGCCTTCTTGCGTTCTTTCTCTGACACCATAGTTGGTGAGTTGCAGTTGAAAGCAGGAAGTGGTGCGATTACCTCTGATAAATCTCTTGCTGCAATGTCCACCATGTTTGCAACGATAGGATTCTCAAATGGACCATCTGGAAATAAATCTGGGAATACATCACGCATCCGACCTTTACGAACAAGAAGGATTTGCTCCATACGCATATCGCGGTCAGCAAAGGCTTGCTTGTAGCGTTCGTAATTGGTTTTAATTTCATCTAGGGAAAGTGGCACGCCTAGTCCTATTCTATGAGTATATGTCGTCTAGTTGTAAGGTGATTTGTCGGTTGCGGTCATAACGAGTATGGAACATACTGATACTGTTATGAGTACGGGCAAATGTTGAAGCATTTGATATTCTGTCACGGCAACCTAATTCAGCAAACCAAAATGCCATTACGGTATCGGTCTTTTGATTCTTAGGTGCATCTGGATACCAGGTTACTAATTGTTCAACTAAGGATTTAATTCCTTCAGAGGCATGAGTTGATGGGAACTCAATTAGTGCGTTGCCATCTTCCCAACCATGAAATAATGTCGTCAGGGATGCAACCCCGAAATCAGTATCCCATTTGTTTTGACCTGTATGATGTTCTCGTAGTATTGCACCCCTAGACGAAAGGTATTCTCGTACCTCACGGTCCTGAGTTAACATTGTTTGGAAAGCGTTTTTCTCAACTCGCCACTCAGAAATCTGATAATTGTCAGTCCAGTTTTTAATTAATTCTCGTATTGCATCTGGCTTCATTGCAGCCACATTGGATACATCTAGCAGGTATCTTTTCTGGGTAGATATATCTAAACCTAAACATACGGCTGCGGTATAACCTGAGCCTGCAGGGTCTAGTCCAGCAACCACAATTAATCCATCCATACCGTTTGGTCTTACACCAGCCTTGCCTTTTGGTATGCGACCAACATTACGAGCACCATTAATAATTCCTTTAATAGCCTCGGATGGAAATGCTGAATCTTCATGGACTTGTTGTTGCTGATAAACCATTGCCCATAAGTTTGGAGATAATCTTGCCCTGCGTTTATGTAGAGCCTGTCCATCCCACTTGCGGTATAGTCCATCAGTATCAGGATGACCAACACCTGATATGGGTGGTAAATTAGTTTTTGCCCATAGGGTTACCCATTTATCTGGGTCCTCGTTAAATTCTAATACTGCAGGTTGGGCAAAATAAGTCCATGGTGAGGTTTCATCAGGGTAGCGCATAGGGTCGCGTAACTCTGAATATAAATCTCTGGGTCTTAAGCGGGTGCCAATAATTAAAAGTTTGCCCCCATTGTCATCAATACGGGACATAACTTCAGATTGAATCCAATCAATTTGTTTCTCGTATTCATGGG